TTAAAATTGCTATTGCCATGATCAATAATAATATCTCCCTCCACACAAAACTGTAATAACTCATTAAGTGTTTCCTCTACGGTTTCTGCTGGAACAACCATCATAAAGACACCTGGTGCCTTACCGATCATTCCTTCCTGATTGTGTACTACTTGAACAAGGCTTTCCAGAGAAGTGGTAAATCCACTGATATAACCCTTCTCATATTGTTCCTCAGCTTTTTTAACATTGTTACGATACCCGTGAACTTCAATTCCATTTTTGATCATGCGACGGGACATACCTTCACCCATCCGTCCAAGACCGATAATACCAACTTTCATCCTTTTACCTCTTTTTGAAAATATTCTGGGAGTGGACATCCCTTAAAATCATTTATCTCATCAACAGCAAGCACGAACATAGTACAAAATCCTACACAAAATGCGAATAACATTTGTGGGAAATTGTAGTTACCCATATATGCTGTTGGATCTGGTTCATCATCGTGAGGATGAATCATCCTTGCTATCTCCTCTGAGGATCTTTTCGACTTGTCGTCGGACTTGATCTCTTGCTTCTTGGTTTTCGGAGTCTTTTCTGGAGTATCCATTTTTATTGTGGTAGATAAAATGACCTTGACAAATCATAGTCACTCCAAACAGGAATAGCAATACTACTCCTATCCAGTCTATAAGGTTATCTTGAGCCATGGGAATAGAGGATCTATAACTCCAATAAGTCGAAGCAAACCTTCAGCAAAAAGTGCAAGAACAACCCACCCAACACACATTGAAATAATCCCAGCATTACGATTATGTTTTCGTATTGCATCATCAATCATCTCCTGTACGTCGTCTCTTGTGAGTCTTTCTGGGACATCAACATCTGATCCCCAGTTTTTAAACATTGATCATCTCCATTGCTTTTTGTAGTTCGTGTGCGTGTTGTAGTTCATCATTTAAAATCTCAAGGATTTTTTCATCTGAACCATTGAGTGCGATGTACTTGGCGTAAGTCTCCGCTGCGTGAATCTCTACCTCGTAGGAGAGATGGTATGCAAGGCGAGGAGCCAACCAATAATAAAGTACATTGCTCCAATAGTAGATAAGGACGAGGTGTTTGGCAACAAAGCGATCGATAAAATAAGCATTACCGCCCCTGCTCTCCATGTATTCCAGATGTTCTGTTTCATTGATGGATTGATCGAAGTGCTCTTTCATCAAATATAGGTGCTCAGGTCCTCTAAGTCCCATACTCTCACGAAAATGTAACACACTCAGAAACGCAAAATAGGGTGCCCGAGCGATTTCCTCAAGCACCCAGAATCTTTGATAGTCTCTTCCTTTGTACAGGAAGTCTAAGATTGCAACAGTAATGTTGAGAACTAATTCATTGAGTTTCTTCATCTTCTTCGTAGTCGTAAGTTAAGCGACAGTCCCAATAGTGGTCTTCTTCCCACTCAGGTTCATAAAGAGGACATGGTTCCTCAAAGAGATGATCCATCCGTAATTGATGGATCCGTTCTCTCAGTGACTTATAAAACTCTCTTTTTTGATCTGGACTCATTCGACGTGAATAGTACCGATCATACCTGCTCCTTTGTGAGGACCACACCAATAAGTGTAGTCACCTGCTTCGGAGAATGCAACATCAAACTCTTCACCAGGCATCATTGCTAGGGCTTCGTGACCTAACTCTGGATGATCTTCAACGATAACGTTGTGTGGTGGGAGCATATTGTTAACAAAATGAACGGACTCACCTGCAGAAATAGTAACCTCTGCTGGTTCAAAAACTAAATTGCCATCAGCACCCATCATTACGTCTACTGCCCAAGCGGGAGCAGCAAGAAACAGGGAAGCAAGTAAAGCAATAAAAAACTTCATTAAGTTCTAGCAACTAATGCTATTTACTCAATGAAGTTTTACGTTTAAATTGAATTGTCAGGGTTTTGAGACTTTTTGAGAGCAGCGTCAAGTTGACCATCTACATACCCTCTTCGATAGTCCCATGTCTGTCCACCTATCTGTCCACGACTAGCATTTATACATTTATTATAGTCTGGATCTTCTTTTGAAATATTGTTGCAAACGAGTCCAGCCAGATCTAATTCGTTGCCTTTCTGACCAGTTCCTGTCCACATATGTTGACCGTTCAACCAAACGGCACCACACTTCTCGCACTCCTTCCTTTCCATGGAAAAGGACGAGACTTCCTTTGGATCAGTCATAAAATGCAGTATCCTTTGTATAGTGGGTTTACCTATTTATTGTAGCAGATTGACACAGTTTGTCAACAATTCCACGCTCTAAGAGACTTATTGATTCTAGAATCAGGATCTGAAGCAGTCTTTTTAGAAGTCAACTTCTTTTTCATTCCTCTCATTCTCGCACAAAAGCTCGCTCTACGAGGGTTCCCAACTTTTTTTGAAGGTGCCTTAAGATCGCTTCCTGGGTTTTCGCGCTCATACGACTTTCTACCTTTTTCATTTAGACCACCTGATTTTTTCTTACCTTCCTTTCTCGTCCATGCAGACTCAGAAAGTTCTTTCATTTCTCTATACGATTTCATGAGAGCACAGCGTTTTAATTATTTAGTTCCGCCGTGCATATTTTCGTATGGTCCTTGTGGGTGTTTATGTAAATTCATAGCAGCACAAACTCTGCGACCTTTCGTAGGTTTTACACGGTGCTCTAGAATACCAGGAAACATTACAAGCATTCCTTCTTCAGGCATCACATCCAATCTATCCTCAAAACATAAAGGTGATGCATTATCCTCAACCTCTATGTAATAAACTGCTGCCCAATCTGCTGGGTAGTGTCCATGCTTTCTCGCATAGTTTCCTTCGCTATATTCTGCAATCCAAAAATTATCAACATACATTGGAACGCTTAGATCATTCTGGTAGTAAGATGAAAGTTTTAAAGATACATCTAGAGAGAAATCAATCAATTCTTTGATGATTAAATCTGGACATTCTTCATGCATCGTAAAACTACTTCTCCAATCTGTTTTTAGATTGGACATTTTAGTTCCAATGTACTTATGTCTGTGTATTTCAATGTATTCTTTTAGTTCCTTATTAACTCTTTTGTAATCAGGAATCTTAGTTGTAAATACAGGACACGGTTTGTCTACTTTTAAAACATTGATTGCTTGTTTTCCTGGGTTATCCAGAGAACGACTCACGTTTCTAATATAAGATGGTGCGTTCACCTTTTACCTCCTCCCATTTGTTTTAGCATTTTTTGTAACTCGGTTGTGCTACCAACAAACATAGCATTGTTAGTAACTTTAGAAGGACCTTTTTTCTCTTCATCCAGGTCTTTCATATTTTTATGCAGTGCCTGTAGTTTCTCAGTCATGTCTGCAACGTGCTTCATTGCCGCTA